CGCGTCGCACATGCTGACGACGCGCGCCGTCGAAATCCATCAGCGCTGGGTCGCTGAACCGGAGGAGGGTCAGCAGCTACAACTGCTGGACGAGGTGACCGGCTCAGTGCGCGAGACGCTAAAGGTCGTCGGAGATCCGCGACGCAATGAGGACGGCTGGTGGTTGTGTGCTGTCGTACCAGTCGGGGGCTGAGCCATGGAAAGCGCACGCGAAGCCGCGGCCAAGGGCGTGAAGGCGGTGCTCAAAGCTGCGGCGCCCGACGCCGAGTTCAGGCGAGACCAGCCCTGGCCGAAGCGGCCGGACCCGGGCGGCACCATCATCCTACATGACGGCGATCCGGGGGAACCGGAGGTGACCCTATCGCCGCTGCTCTACACCTACACCCATGAGTTCGAGATCGAGGTGCTGGGCCCGCCCGGCTCGACCAATCGGCACGAACTGCTGGACCAACTGCTGATCCTGATTGGCGACGGGATTGAGGCGGATCGAAGCCTTGGCGGCGTCGCTGAATGGGCCGAGGCCACTGCGCCGATGACCGACGACTTGACCCTCGAGAACGCCGAACCCGTTCGAGGGGCGCAGTTCAACATCGTCGTCGTCTACTCGACGTCCAACCCGCTGACCTGAGCGGTCTGAGCCGATCACACCTGGCTGATCTCGTCCGGCCCCAGGCGGACATCCCTTCACGACGGAGAACTGACATGGCACGCGCACGCGGCGCCAACGCCCGCATGGCATTGGCGATTGAACAGACTTTCGGCTTCGCTCCAGGCGCCGGCTTTGGCCTGATGGCTTTCGTCTCGGCGTCGCTGGGCGAGGAGCAGCCGCTGATCGACGGCGAGTTGCTCGGCCGCGGGCGCGAGCCGAGCGAACCCGGCCGGGACGCGGTGACGAATACGGGCGACGCCGTCGTGCCGATGTGTGCGCGTCAGATCGGCGTGTGGCTGCGGTTGCTGCTGGGCGCGCCGACGAGCGCGGCGGGCAAGGCGGCGCGCGGCGCCATCACCTTCGCCGCCCAACCGGCGAACAATGGGACCATCGGGGTCGGGGGCCAGACGTTCACCTTCGTCAACGGAACGCCGACGGCCAATCAGATCCAGATCGGCGCGACCCTGCCGGCGACGGTGGCGAACGCCGTGCGCGTGCTGAACGCCAGCGCGGTTACCGGCGTCGCGGCCGCCAGCTATCGGCAGAACGATCGCGGCAACGCCATCATGATCCAGCACGAGGCCCTGGGGGTGGCGGGCAATGCATTCGCGCTCGAGGCCAGCACCACGCCCGCTTCCAACGCGACCGCCTCGGGCGCGACCTTGGCGGGCGGCGCTGCGTCCGGCGGCTATCGCCACACCTTCACCAGCGGAGCGGCTGTCCTGCCCTCGGCCTCGATCGAGATCCAGCACCCCGAGGTTCCGGCGTTCAACATGAACTACGGCGTGAAGGCCAACACCCTGGGCGTTCAGATGCAGCGGGGCGGAAACCTGACGGCGACGCTGGGCCTGATCGCTCAGGGCGAATCCGTAGACACGGCGTCAGCGGCGGGCGCCGTGGCCGCCGAAATGGCGGTCGCGCGGTTCTCGCAGTTCTCGGGCTCGGTGTTGCGCCATGGCGTGCCGATCGCGGACCTGGTCAGCGGCCAGTTCAACCTGTCGAACGGGCTGGACCCTGTGCCCGCCATCCGCAGCGACGGTCGGGTCAGCGGGATCGATGAGGGCGCCCTGGCGCTGACCGGGCAGATCGGCGTGCGCTACAGCGGGCCCGAACTGCAGCTGCAGGCGGAGAACGGCGAGGCCAGCGACCTGGAATACATGTGGTCGCTGCCGGGTACGGACTTCTCGCTGCGGCTGGTGCTGCACCGGGTCTTCCTGCCGAAGGCGAAGCGGCCGGTCACGGGCCCGGGCGGGATCCAGGCGGACTATGGATATCAGGCCGCCGTGGACCCGACACTGGGCCGTGCGCTGACCGTCATCCTGGACAACGACGTGGCCGGTTCGGCCTACGGCGCAGCCTGAGCGGAGATCTGAACCATGCTTCAGCTGAAGATCGCCGCCCAGCCGGAATGGCTGGAGCCGGCGCACGGCGTGCGCGTGTGCATGCTGCCGCCGTCGACCCCGGTCATCCTGGAGGCGCGCCATATCAGCGCCGACTTGATGCGGGCCCAAGGCGTCGAATGGAACGAGGAGGGCCTCAGTCACCTGGGGCAGGGGCTGTTCGTCATGACGGCGGCCTATGTCGCGGCCGGGGCGGTCGAGTGGGAGGGCGTGGCGGATGAAGCCGGCGCGCCGATCAAGACGCTGACGCCCGAACAGGTGCTGGCGTTGCTGGCGCAGCAGCCGGATGTCTTCGACTTCTTCGACCGCGGTTATGCGCGAGAGCTTTACGCGCTGGCGTCGGAAAAAAACGGATCGTCTCCCTCGCCGAGTGGCAGTTCGGAGAGGGAGGCGGATCCTACTGCCGGGACAGCTGTCGAGGCCAATACTGCGGCGGCGACGGCGAGCCCTGTCCCTTTGACAAGCACGCGCCGCAAACCCCGCAAGGGCGCCGGGTCTGGGGCGTCTTCGACGCCTGCGCCGGCCAGCTGAGGTCAAGCGGGTTCGGGGCGTTCGCCCTGGATTACGCTGCGGTCGTGGCCTTCGCCCAGCTGGGCGGGCCGATGGACGCGGCGACGCGGCTGCTGATGTCCGAGGCCCTGCCCCTGGTCGAAGGGCAGATCGTCAAGGGCCTGCGGCGGGAGGATGACGCATGAGGACGCGGGTCAGCATCGAGGCGGAAGGTCTGGCCGCCGAGATCGAGAAGGAGCTGGCCCGGGACATCACCGCCAGCATCCGCGAGGGGACAGAAGCCCTGAAGGGGCTGGTGCGCGGCGCGACGGAACAGGCGTTCAAGGGCAATCGGCTGCCGAAGGCCTGGCGCGGGAAGGTCTATCCGCAGGGACAGGATAGCGTCGATGCGGCCGGCGTGGTGTCGGTTCGGGGCAAGGCGGCCGAGATCATCGAGACAGCGCTGAAGGCGACCGTCATCCGCGCCCGGGGCGGGCGTTGGCTGGCGATCCCGACGGAGGCCGCCGGCAAGTTCGGCCTGAAGCGCGGGGCCAACGGCATGGGCGCTACGGTCAACAAGCGCGGCGCGCGCGAGCGGATCACGCCCGGCGGCTTTGAGCGCCGTACGGGCATGAAACTTCGCTTCGTCTATGAGGGCGGCAAAAAGGGAGGGCGTCGCGCTTTCCTGGTCGCCGACCAGGCCATGCTGGGCGCGGGGCGTGTGGCCAAGCCCTATCAGTCCCGTGGGCGGGGTTCGAGGCTTTACGGCCCGTCCGGCCAGACCATCGTGGTTTTCATTCTGGTTCCGCAGGTCAGCACCCGCAAGCGGATGGATCTCGACCTTATCGCCGAGCAGATCGGCGAGAGAACCGCTGGCCTCATCTCCATCTCCAGGAGCCGTTGACATGCGCGCAAAAGAGATTCCCATCCGCCTGCAGCCGACGGGCGGCAAGGACGTGATCCGCGAGGCAGAGGGGGCGGAACGCGCGCTGGTGCGCATGAATGAAAAGGCGGCGGCAGGGTCTGACAAGGCTGCCGCCGCCGCCATGCGCGAGGTCGAGCGCCTGCGGGAGGTGGCCAATGCCGCGGCGCACGCGAATACAGCGATGCAGGCCCGCATCGACCAGACCACGGGCGTCAGCGGGGGAACGAACGCCCGCGCTGCGACGGCGGCGCGCACCTTTATGGCCGCCGAAGAAGCCTATGACCGGCGCGCGCGCGTGCTGCTGGAAACGCTGAACCCGCTATGGGCGGCGCAGCAGAAGCTGAACTCGGAAGTGGCGGAATACGATGCGCTTTTGAAGCGCAGCAAGATCACTACGGATCAGCATAACCAAGCGGTCGCGCTTTCGCGACAAAGGTACGATGAGACGACCGCAGCCCTGAACCGCCAGAACAAGGGGCTGAGCCGCAATGTCATGGCGTCGCGCCTGAACCTGACCCGTCAGGGGGCGGACGTGTTCACCACGGCCGCCATGGGCATGAACCCAGCCATGATCGCGATCCAGCAGGGACCGCAGATCCTGGACGCGTGGTCGACCTCGGCCATCAAGCTGACGGGGCCGTTGACGCTGCTGGTCGGCAGCGTCGGGCTGCTGGCCGGGGCGACCGGCGCCATGGCTGTGGCCTGGGCCCAGGCGGAGAAGTCGACGGCGGCGCTGGACAGAGCCGCGACAGGTCTCGGGCGGACGGCCAAGATGTCCGGAGCCGAGCTGAAGGCCGCCGCTGATGCAGGGGCCGAGGCTGGCAACATCTCTCTGAAGTCCGCCCGCGACATGGCCTCGGCCTATGTCTCGACGGGGAAGATCGGCGGCGAGGTGATGAGCGGCCTGGTCGCGATCACCAAGGATTTCGCGG